TGTCCCGCAGTTTCCGCCGGATCTCCGTCTCTTCCGGCGTCATCCCAGGGCCTTTAGCGCGTCCTCATGGCGGACGGTGACCGTGCTTTCCACGGACTGCTTGTCGCGCCACTCGTCAGCGTCGGCGTTCTTCAAGGCGAACATGAACGCAGTCACCTTCGGCCCCGTCTCACCCGCGAGCAATTGCCGCTCTAGCTGGGCAAGGCGTTTCGGCCTCGCACGCGATACCGCGCCAAGAAACTCAGGATGTTCGCGGGTCCAGTTGTACACCGTCTCTTTGCTCACGCCGATGTGGCCGGCGAAGGCGGTGAGGCTGTACCCCTGCCCCATGATCTCCTCGACCATCTGGCAATAGGCGGGGTCGTACTTGGTCGGACGTCCTACGGTCATCGCCGTCTCGACGCGCCCTTTCGGGTGGCGTCCCTCTTTCACCAGTTGATTGTTCGTGGTGGCCACGGAATTCTGGTCTGCGCCGCATAGATCTGTGCCAAGTGCACGCGATCAGGGCCACCAGACGCTTTGTCTTCCGCTTCCAATGTTTCAATCGTAGCCAGCTTGCTGACTATCAATCCGTATGTTTTCCAGCCCAAATTGAAGTCAGCCCGCTCTTTTTCGCGAGCCTCTTTGTGCGGGTTGCGAACCTTCCGTTTCTGGCGATTTGGATTGGCCATGCCCTCGCGCGCCATCTCAACCAGACCACGGAACTGCGTGCCGCCCGCCAGATTGTGTACGTGCATGTGATCCTCGCCTTCGATCAGGACGAGGTTCGCGGGGTCGTTGTTGCCTGGGTTGTGGTCAAGGTGGTGGACTTGGAACCCATCAGCGATGCGCTCGCGCAACCATGCCTCAGTGCGCTTCGGGTGCGCCGACAGCCACGCGAGGTGATAGGGCTGAAGACCTGTCGTCATCGGGCGTCTCCGATGAACTCGGCCAGCCGGTCGGCCTGATCCCGCATCAGGTCCAGCAGCGCGATGGACAGCGCCACCGCCCCAGGGACCGGATGTTCGCCCATGCACCAGCGGTTGACCGTCGCCGCCGTGACCTCGCTACCCACTGCGTATCGGGTGAGCAAGCGGCTAAACGCGCGCTGGCTCATACCCATGCGGCTCAAGGCCGCCTTCAGTTCGGCTCCCGTCATGAGGCAATTATACGCGATGCGACGCTACCGGCCAGACAAAATGTTATCGAGGCGGCGATTTCATCGTTGACGACATGCACTCAGTGCGCTACATTCCTCTCATCAGCAACGGGGCAGCGCCCCACACCAACGGAGAACACCATGGCCCGCCTGACCGCTATCGAAGTCCGCGCTGCCTACAAGGCCGGCACCCCGATCCGGGTCCGCAGCACCGTCGATGGCGACTGCGGGTGGGCGCACCGCGTCTCCAATGCCAAGGATTGGAGCAAGGGCTACGTGGAAGTCAAGTTTGACAACGGCCAGCGCGTGTGGGTGCGCCAGAGCCACCTTGTTCGCGAAGACTGACCCCACCCCACTCCCCCACCAGCCCCGACCGGATCATCCGGCGGGGCTTAGGGTGGTAGAGAGACCCCATTCAACGCAGGAGGAACCAATGGTCAGCAAATTCATGACCGAGACCTTCGGGTCGGACGGCTACGGAAACAGGGACGAGACGTCCCACGCCACCTTGGCGGAAGCGCGCGCCTACGCCCGGCGCCGACTCAAGGTCGGCTCGCTCCGCCCAGAGCGTGCTGGTGGAACCAACGTTGGCAACGTGCCCGACGGTTATAACTGCATCGAGTGCTGGTGTGACGTGACGGCGTCCGAGGCGGATCGTTTGGGCCGGCATGAGTGCGGCGGCGTTTTGATCTATCGTCTGCGAGGCGACGAATGACCCCCGAAACCTTCAAGGCGTGGCGGGCGCATCGTCGCCTGTCACGCCGGGAAGCGGCCGATGCCCTTGGGGTCTCCGTCGCAACCATCGTTCTTTACGAAGCCGGGAAGCGCCGTGCGCCTGACAACCGGCCCGTCGTCATTCCCAAAACCGTGGCGCTCGCCTGCGCCGCGATTTCGTTCAACCTCCCCGAAATGTCCTGACAGACGCCCCCGCCACAGTGCGGGGGTTTCTCGTTTAATAATCCCTCTCGCCATCCATCATGTCGATGCGGCTGGATTGCGTCGGCTTGGCGGCCTTTCCAGCACGGCCGGCGTCGGAAGGCTCGTATCCCATGGAATAGACGCCGTAGCTTCCCATGCGGGCGTCGGACTGAGAGCCGTAGATCTTCCGGCCCCGGTAGCCATCGCCCATGCGAGCGGCGCTTTCCACGGTGCGCTTGCCCGCGTACTTCTCCGCGGCGGGGGTGTTGATGTTTACGTAGCGGGTCATTTCGGCTTTCCTCCGTTCACTCGGCGGGCCCAGGTTGCCCGGCATTTCTCTGCATCGTCCGATCGCCCGAATACCCCGACCGTCGTCCACACGGGAGACGGGTCTTCGGTGTTGCGATGGCGGATGTAAGCGTGGACCTCATAGGCGCCGTCGTAGGCGCGCTGTTTGAGAACCACCCGGTCCATCGCCTTACTTCCGGGTGAGGGCGTCGATGATGATCAGGCCGAGCGTCTCGGCGTCGATCTCGACCTCACAATCGCAGTCCTCGCACTCGTCGGCGTCGCAATCGACGTCCCCGTCCGTGTCGGGCAGGGCATCCGAAAGCGCGATCACGAACGCCTCGGCCTCGGCCGGGGACAGCTCGACCGTCGTCGGGCCGAACTGCATCAGCAGCCCGCCATCGGTATCCGCCACTACGGCGATCTGGTCCGCAGTCTCGATACGCATGTACGTCTCCGGGGATGGAGTGAGAGAGGCGCGGCGCGAGGGCCGGAAAAGCGAAGGGCGCCAAAGGTATCCCCCGGCGCCCACGAATCCCTATTCTCAATTTGACCGTACCATGTTCGAAGGGGTGGGGCAACTAGGCCGTCTCTTTGCTCACGGCTTGCATCGCCACTTCCACCACGCCGGGGATGCGCCGCCGGCCCTGTTCCCAGTTCTGGTACGTGTCTACGGAGGTGTTCAAACGCGCCGCCGCCCCGGACTGGGATAGCCCGAGGCGGTTACGCCATGCGAGGAGGTCGGCGGGGATCATGCCGCCTCCCCCCTCAGCGCGTCGTACACGTCGCCGGCAATCTTGGCGAACGTCCCGGCGCCCAGCACCGCGTCGATGGCGTCCTGCATGGACATGCCGGCTGCGATGTTGGCCAGGATGCGGGCGGAAATGGCGGCGGTCATGTTGGTCATCGGTGTCTCCGTGGTGCGCGTTTCGTTAAAGAGACAGTACGCCAATGGCGGGTTGCTGGCAAGGGGAAAGCGCGCCGTTGGCATATATTTTTACGCCGCATCCTTCGCGCTGATCTTCCACAGTCTCGCCAGATCATCCAACGCCCCCCGGAACCTGCTGCCCCACATCGGCCACCGATCCAGCATCACGGGGTTCTCGCGGAAATCCACCGCCCCAAGGCACACCATTTCCACCGCATCCCACACCAACTTGGATGCATCCTGAGTGCGGATGACACGGGCCATGGCGTCGAAATCGTCTTTCGCCCGGTTCCACTCTTCCGCCGCGCGGGCGTCGTCATCGCTCACCGATTGCCCCTGGACGTGCGCGACAAGGGCGATGGGCGGGCAGCCGGCTAGGCGCATCCATGTGGACCACACCCGCTGGACCCGAAGGCCCGCGTCGTGCTGGCGGGCGTCGATGTAGCCCCCATGAAGTAGCTGACCTAGTGCCGTGCCGGATCGGTGATCGAGGGCATTTGCCTCCCCCACGATGCGGGCGCGTTGGGCGATGGCCTCCTTCGGGATCACGGCCTCGTCGTTCGCAGGCGGTCGGATCATGCGGCCGTCCTCAGTGCGGGGATTAGGTCGTCGGCCCCGGCGGTTGATGCGGCGACGGGTCATCGGGCGTCCTCTTTGATCATGGCGATGACGGATGCGAGGTCGATGGCGCTAATGTCTTGATACAGGCCGTCCGTCACTTCGGGCCATCGTGCGCGCATATTCGCAAGCACCGCCTCCCGCACTGCATCGGCTACGGCGAAGTCGCGGGCTGCGCGCTCTTTCATCAGGAACCGGATGTTCGCGCCTTGGGTTTGATGGAGGCGCATGTACCTCTGGTTCTCACCCCACAAGCGGTGGATCTCAGCCACATCATGAAGCCGCCGCTCGGCGCAGACCCGACAGTGATGCGCCCGCTTGTCGCCGCTGAACTCCCGCCCGCACCCCGAGCACCGGCAGAAGTAGCCACCCGGCGCGAAGCCATACGGCACCAGCGGGTGCGGTACGATGTGGTCCCACGTTTCGGATGGCATGAGCATGTCAAACGCAGCGCCGTCCGCTTTCCCGGCCGGGACATTGTGGCCCGTTGGGGCGCTCTTAGATGCCTGATTTTCCCGATCGGGATGCGGCTCTGTCGCCGGGGTCGTGTGCGCACGCTCGCCCCGTCGCATCGCCTCTTCGGCTTTGCGCAGTTCCGCCCACACGCAGCCCGAGGCGCCTGTGCAGACGTACCCCATCTCCAGTTTGCAGAACCCGCACGTCGGATGGCCGCTCACGTATTCACCCTCCTGCCGTAGAGGCGACTAGCCTCGCTGATGATGGTCGCCCTCGTCATCTCAGGGATGCGGGCCAAGTCGTGCGCGGTGATGCAGACCATGCCACGGTCGTGCCATGCCTTGTGAGCGGCGCGGCGGATGTCCTCGTCGGTCATGTGCGATTGGGGCTGGTACTTGCCGAGGTAGCTGCGGACGCCGGTCATCGGCCTGCCCATTGCGGCAGGGTTCCCGCGATCTCTGTCCCGAGTTTGCTGATCATCGCGTGCCCCACGTCCTCGTATCCATGTGCCGGTCGGGTGAACGACCCGAACCCCGTCTGCACATGCTCGGCGTACCATTCCGCCAAGTCGGGGCTTTCGGCGTTCACGATGGGCAGTCCGTTGATGGTGATCCCCCGCTGATCCGCAAGGAACCGGCCCGACCCGTAAGCCCCGGTGTTGTGCTCACCATCCCCGGACACGTCGATGACCATCCGATCCCCGCAAGGGGCTTGGTCCATCAGCGCGACGGCGTGGACGATGGCGTCGTCCAAGTTGGTGGACCCCGCCGGGACAGACCGGGGCGTGGACTGGACCCGATCCGCAAGCGCAGGAAGGTCCGCCGGCCCGACCACCGTCCACGCCACGACGACCGACTGTTCGCTGGCCCACTGAGTGACCGCGATGGCGATACGCCCATACGGGGCGCTGGAGACGGCGCTGGCGGTGCGGGGGTCGCGCAGGGCCTCCCCGTAGCCCTCAGTGACTAGCTGATACTCACGCTCGTCCATGGAACCGCTGACGTCCATGGCGAGGATTAACGACAAGGCGCACAAGGCGTTAGTCATGCTCTCCACCTTCGCTATCGTGGATGATCTGGTCCCCGATGCGGGCGATTTCCGCTCGCTCCTCGGGCGTGAACTCGATTTCCCTCACCGCCATGCCCACGCGATGCGCGGCGTGGTGATCGCCCGCGAACGACGAGAACTCTTCGTCGGGAGTGACCAAGCCACCCTCGCGGATGAAGCGAATTTCCCAGGTGCGCCCGGTCATGCCGCCACCCCGATAGCAGCCCGGCGGTAATACCCCTCGCCCTGAAGCCTGGAGAGAGCCGCGCGCCCGTAGCGGGTGCCGCTCCGGTCCACCCGGTCAAGCAGTTCCGCGTTGCCGTCTGCCTCATAGACCGCAGTGGCGAGCGCATCCCACGCCCGGTCAAATGCCGGGTCCATATCCCAAAGGTCGGCGGTGATGAGTTGCGCGACCAGTTCCCGCGCCGCTACCAGCGCAGTCGCGACGGGGCGGTCGGCAAGGTCCCCGGTCACCACCTGACATACCCGGTAGAGCCGGCGGGCGAGACGGAGGCGGTCCTTGTCGGAGACGCTTTCCAGAGTGGCGTTGAAGCTGGCCTCTAGATCCGCGACGATGGTGCCGATCTGGGATGTGCTGTGCGTCTCAATGCTCTTCGCGACGTGCCAGACCAGACGGGCGGGGAGTGCGCGTTCGATACGCTCGCGATCGGAGAGGTAGGGCATTAGGCGACCCTCCTCGTCACGTTTGCGGACAGGCACGGAAGAGGCTCGGCAGTAACCTCGACACGGGGATCGGTCGCGTATGCCTTGGTCACCGTGAGCGAGACGACCTGCGCATCGTCCGACCAGACGAGGCCGTTGCAGCCGTCCATGATCGCCTTCGCGCAGTTGTCCGCATCCGGCTTCCCGGTCGGGAGGACCGCCCCGGCTAACGCTGCGTCCCGCTTCCACTGAGCCCACGATTGCGGGACCGGGAGGAAAATGCCGAGCGTGAGCGCAACCGGGCCTTCGTGCGGCGGCGCGCGGCCCATCGCCAGCTTCGCAAGCATCCGCACTTGGTCCTCATAGGCCCGCGTTTTCGCGGGGGTGTAGTGCCGGCCGTCGCGCGTGGACCGGGCGCGGCCCTTGCCCACCGGAACGCCGAAAATCGTGATCCGGGTCACGGGATGGGGGTTCATGCGTCCTCCTTCGTTTGCGGCTGGCGAAACCCGAACTCGGTGAGGATGGAAACAGGCGCGGCGCATCGAGGATCGGACGGCGGCTCTCCCCACATCGCGGACCAGAACCGTTTAGCACGAAACCCCGAAACCCGAGCGCGCCATTGCACCACGTCATCAGGTTCCCGAGGCTCGTCCCGCTTGACCTGCGCGGCATGGGCCGATGCCAAATCCGTCGTGATGATCCCCATGTGCGACGGAGGTCGCTTCCCGGCCCGGCACATCTGCGCGATTTGTTCGCTCGCGACCGTGCGGACTAGATCCGCCGAATACCCGGCTTCCGCCCACTCGTCGGCGGTGTCCTGATCCCGGCTGGTCCCCCGGCGCGGCTGGCCGATCGTGTCCTCGTAAGCCTCATCAAATGCCAAAATCAAATCGGCGGCGGCGGCAACAGGCGGCGTCGGTGCGGGTCGCGCGCGGTCAAGAGATATGCCGCCGCCTGTTTTTACCTTTTCATCCTCCATCCTCCATCCTCCATCCTCCATCTGCGGAGCAATTTCCGGCTTTGGCGGAACTGGCGTGCGTTGACGGGCTTCAAGTTCCGACTTTTCCGTAACTGCCTCTGGTTCATTGTGCTCCGGTTCAGAACCGCCAGCGTTTTGTCCGACGTAGGTTCGGAACTCCACAGGCATGAAATGGACGGATTTCGGCTTTTTGGGGCGCTGAAACCGCATGAAGTTCCGAACCGCGCCGAACTGACGGCCCCCGTGTTCGTACCTTCGGATAAGATCAGCGGTCTCCAGTTCCGCCAACAGCGCGCCGATATCGACGCCATCGGCGGGGAATAGGCGCATCTTGAGCGTGAGCGGCTTCCACTCGAAAGCGCCGCAATCATCGCTCTCCGTCCATATACCGATGCCGAGAAGCCGGGCGTGGGCGGAAACGGAGACCCATGCCTCGTCCGTGAACCACCCAGGATGAAGGGACCGGATGCGTGCCATCAGGCGCGGCCTCGCAACTTCGATTGCCTAACCTCGGCCCGGAGCTGCTGCGCGACGGCGGCGACGAGCCTGATGCGCCTCTTCGTGCGAAGCCCGTGCGGCGCGGCGCGGACCATCCTGCGGAGCCGAACGACTTCCGCGGCTGCCGCCTCGGGCGTGAAGGTGCGCTTCATGCCGGGCCATCCATCGTCGCGTCACTGAACATGTCCATGGTCTTTTCGCCCACGATAACCCCTTCGGCGGCAGCTTTCACGTTCTTCACGGCCTGCATTCCATTTCCTGCCAGCGGCGCACGCAGGCGCGGTGGACGTATGCGATGGCATCCTCGCTGCAGAGCGGCGGAGGAACCGAGAGCGCGTCGCACATCTCGGCCACGGACAGGCCCTCGCGGACCCACATAGCGATGGTCTCGCGCACGTCGATTGCCATGTCCTCTAACGTCATCACGCGGCGTCCATGATCGAGACCCCGGCCGACTGCCGGTGAAGTTCACGGATGACGTCCTTGGTCTTCGTCGCCTCCAGCCACGTCACGATCTGGGGGATGACAGGCAAGGCCCCGTGGGCGATCAGCCACTCCGCGAACTCGGCGGCGGCCTGCTCACCGATGTCGCGGTCGATCTGCTTGTTTTCTGTCTTCCCGGAACGCTCGGCGGCGATCTGCGCCAGCTTGGCGCGGTCAGGGGTGGCGGCCTTGAGCAGCCTGTCCTGCGTCCAGCCCTCTGCGCGGGCTTGGTCGCGGACGTCCTGGGGCAGCGAGGCGATCTTTTCGGCGCGACGGATGGATGGCTCAGAGACGCCCAACGTCTCGGCCGTCTTCTTGAAGCCCTTGTCGTGCGGCTGGTGGCCGCCCAAAGGGGTGTCAACTTGACGCCCCTTATCCGCCGTCAGCCGGCGCCACTCGTCGATATGCTCGGCCCGGTCAACAGGGGAGAGTTCTGCGCGGTGCAGGTTCTCCGCGATCTCCCAAAGGCGGGCATCAATTTCGTCGCCGTCTATGACCGCGACGTCGATCATTTCCCACCCGAGACGCTTAGCCGCCTCTAGCCGGTGCAGGCCCGCGACAAGTGCGGGCTGATCCGAAAGAACCGCTCCGTCTGCCGATACAGCATCAGGGACCATGCGGACGCTGATGGGCGTCCGCAGGCCGAGGGACCGCATCGACTCTTCCAAGGCAGGAAGTTTGCTCTCATCAAGAGCACGCTTCCGTTGCCCGAGAAGAATGGCATCCACGGCCATGCGCTCGATGATCGTGGGCATCACTGCACCTGCGGGAACGGTTCGGGCGACGACCCTCCGGTAATCCACCGGAGAACCTTCGTCGGGACGCCAGCGCGGCGATGGTTCCACGACTTGATCGCGAGGGCGGCCAACTCCGTCACGGGGAGTTTGCCCTTCGCCGCCAAGTTCTCGATCAGGCGTGCGCGAAGAGCGCCGACGTTGTTGTGCTTCCCGACAACCCCATCCCCCGTCGCCAGCTCAACGAAGAAGCGATCAGCGGCAACCTGATCAACGCGCGCCATGAGGTAGTGGAGGGCCGCCCAAGCACCGGCTGACCACCGGAACACGCGGTAGGTCGCTCGCCCGTGCGTCATGCTGATCTGCACGTCGTCCCATCGCATCGCACTCAGACGATCCGTGATTTCCTGCGGCGTCCGATGCGTGCCAAGGTGCATCTTAGCCTCGTAGTTGATGATGAACTTCACCATCACCGCAACGTACGTGGCATCCGGCACGCCACTCATCCCGAGGATGTCACCGGCAGTGCGCTTCGCGCCAAGATCGACGGTGTTTCGGCTGGATCGCGTGACCCCAAACACGAAGATCGAGCGAATGGCGGTGTTCGATAGCAAAACCGCGTTGAGACGGTGCTGCCCGTCGTTTAGCTCCCCGGTGTCGGAGATGATGATCGGCTCGCCGTTCAGATCCCAATCGCCGCGAAGGATCGCTGCGGCGTACTCTCCAACCTTGGACCGATAAACGGCGCGGTTCGCCGGGTTCCTGGCGAGCAACAGTTCCGCCAGTTCCGGCGTGACCGTCACCGTCTCCGTGAACACGCCGTCCGTCGCCATGCGGCGGATTTGGTGGTCGAGCCACGACTTCGCCCGAGCCTCCGGGCTAGCGGTAGGAAGCTTCTGCTTGGCGACAAACTCGCCCAACGTCTTGTCAAAAACGATATCGAGTGTCATAGATCCCTTGTCCTTTGCTGATTGTGGACGTCCGCAGACGTCCGGGTTACCCCCGCGATTGCCCGTCGCGGGGGTTTTCAGTTTCGCTGGCACGCTCAACGATGCTTTCGACGCAGCGGAGCAACCCGGCGAAAATGCCGACCACGGCCACCGCGGCGATGACCGCCAGCACGGCTATGGCGATGTGTTCCTGGGTAATCTCCATCACTCGGTCTCCCCGTATCGATGGGCGTCCTCACGACGGGGACGGGACGTTCGCCAGATCAGCCACAGGGCTCCGAAGACGCAGCCACCGGCCGATAGGGCGCCCACGATGAGAACGAGGAAGAGGGCGAGGGCGTCGGTCATTCCGCTGCCCCTGCTGACTGAGCAGCCTTGCGGCGGGCGTAGTAGGCGCGCATGTAAGCGCGCTTCGCCTCAGTCCATTCGCTGTCCACGCCGTACCGCTTGTGATGCGCGCGCCGAAGCGACTCATTTGCTTTTTGAGGATTCAGCACTTGCCACACATTTGAATGCGGCATTTGCAACCGGCGCCCAATTTCTCTTTGGCTCACGCCTTCGGCATGTAGCCGCCGGATCTCTGCGTTCCGCTCGGGATAGCGTTCCTTGGTCATCGCATCACCTCCATTTGAGGAGCCAGATCGCGAGACTGATGCGTGCGTTTAGCAGGCGCATCCGCGCGACGAGCCGCCACTTTCTCCACCACGCCCTCACGGGTCGCCTCCATGTGATGATGTGCCCTCCTCGCCATCCATGCCGCATCAGACCGTGTGCCCGGTGCCGCAACGGATTGACCGGCCGAAGCCGGCTGGATGGCTTGGTGTGCTCTGATCGGAGGGCAGGACCGGCCGGAAGATGCGGCCCCGGAACTGTATGGCGCGGCGCGCGTCATGCGGCCTCGCGCTCGGGTGGCAGATCGAACGCGGGCGGCTCAATGCCACGGCGCTCGCACTCACGGACCACGCGAAGCTGCAACCGATCGGGAAAGCGATCCGCCCTCCGCCAGTTGCTGACGGCAGACGGGAGCACGCCGAACAGCCTTGCTGTCGCCGTCGTGCCGCCGAATGCAATCACGAACCTGTCAACCGACGTATCGGCCCTTTGCTTACGATGCCTGCGCTCGTTGACTGGGCGGCCTCGGCTTACGGCGCCCATCACTTCAGGAGACGGATCAAACCATTCACCGACCCGACGGAAGTCGGTCAACTCCCGATGCAACGCCCGCTCTTCCGCTTCCCCGCCGTCCATGACAGCCAGCAGCCGAAGATGGTCCGGCGCCGACGTCTGAATCATCGACAGACGCTTCCGAACGTCATTGGTGTGACCGATCTTGATCGGGCCGGCGTCGCCGGCTTGGATAAAGTAGACCGGCATCAGGCGGCCTCCGAAAGCCACGGCATCAAGTCCCTTGCCGACAGCGGAGCGCCACGCTCCCGAGCCGCTTGCAAAAGCGCCTCGTGATGACGGGCAGGGACCTGCCCGCCGTGGCCTTTTGGTTTCGGCTGACTCCAGCGCCAGACCTGGACTCGGGTAACCCGGAGGATCTCGCAAACAGGCTTGATGCCGCCGAAGGCCGAAACGACGCGATGTGCTGGTGTGGTATCGTTCATGCCACGGACGTTACGAAATTCATAACGACCCGTCAAGCCCCATGCCCGCGATCGTTTGGGGTTGAGGGATGGACCGAGGTAGGCCGATTCGTGCCCGCACCGTTACGAATTTCATAACAAGCCCATTGCGCATTTCGTAACGGCCCGCTATTGTCCCCCCCATCAGCACGATGCTGATGGCCGAGGCGGTCCCTCCCCCGTCCCACCCGGCCCAACTACCGCCCGTCGCGCTTAAACCGGCTGCGACGGGCGGGACCTTCCGGGAGGAAAAAGGGGAAAGTGACTATGGACAAGCCGAGTTTTACGCCGGGGCCTTGGCAGGTGGGCGACGTGACTGAAACGGATGATTGTCACGTCCACGCATGGATCAGGCCTGTGGCCGGCGGCGGCACAGGTTGCGCAGGCGCAGGGCGCTACATGGCGGTCAGCGGCATCATGACGATGGCCGATGCCCGCCTGATCGCCGCCGCCCCGGAGATGTTCGAGGCGCTGAAGGCCCTTCGCGCGGCGTTTATGACCCACACCCAATGGAGTGGCGAGCCGCCGGCCGAAGTGCTTGCCGCAGACGCCGCTCTCTCCCGTGCAGGGGAGGGCGCGTGATGCCCACCCAAGAAATCCGCCACCGCTCTACCGACGCCGTGCTGTTCAGCGCGGAACTGTCGGCGGAATACGACGGCGCGACAAGTAGTGTCAGGCTCGGCGCGGCGGTCAAGCTGGCCGTAAAGGCGGGCGCCTATCTATCCGGCGCCGATCTGGCCGGCGCCAATCTGGCCCGCGCCGATCTGGCCGGCGCCTATCTGACCGACGCCCATCTGGTCGGCGCCAATCTGGACGGTGCCAATCTGGCCTACGCCAAAGACGTGATCGACGCCGGCACCCCGGATGGCTGGTGGTGCGTCGGGTGGCGTCGCGACGGCGTGGTCCGCGTTCGCGTCGGGTGCAGGGACAAAACGTTGGCCGAGGGCGGCGAGTACTGGCGCGGCAAGGACAACCGCCGCGAGGTGATGGCGGCGCTGGACTACGTCGAATCCGTGGCACGGGCGCGCGGATGGATCGTCACCGATGCGAAGGAGAGCGCGTGATGCCCTTCACCATCGCATCCAAGCGGATGATGGCCGAGGATCGGCGCATCCAAGAGCTTGACGGCGACGAGTTGGCCGTCGCCATCGGCAAGGTCTACGACGCGGTGGACGCATTTAAGGCCGCCATCCGCAAGGCCGCCGCTCCGACCCGCGCGATGACGGAGGACATCGAAGACGAACTTCGGTGCCTTAGTGACATCGAGGCCGAGGTGATCGGAGACTTCCGTCGCTACTACGACCATCAGGCTGTAGAGCGTGCCGACGATATCGTGCTTGCCGAGAGGGGTCCGCGATGAGCCGCATGTCCGACGAACACCTCCGCATGACGGAAGCGGGCCTGATCGGAAACGACGACGGGCCGGAGCGTGACCCGCCCGAGGCAATTGAGCGGGACATTAACGCCCTTTTGGACGACGGGGAGGCTCACTGATGTCACCCCAAACCACCATTAAGCGCGCATGGCTGATGGACGACATCGCCGCGCTGCGTCGGTGGGTGGCGGCCGGAATGACCGACGCTCAGATCGGCGCAGCTATGCACCGGACTGCAACGGCGGTTTGCTGCAAGCGCCGCGAACTGAAGATTTTTGTGAACGCGGAAGAGTTGATGGCGCGCACCGCCGCCGCCGTGGCTCGCCGCCGGGAAGACCTGGCCGCGCGCGCAGTGCCCCTGTTCGCCGCCGGTCTCAGCGTGGCTCAGATTTCTCGCGATCTGGGGTATGCGTCCGAAACCGTGACCGACGCGCTGCGTCATGCCGGGTGCGACACGTCGCGCGGCACGAAGCGCGGAACGTGGCTTCGGGAACAGAACAAGCGGGCCGCGAACGCGGAATATCGAGGGTGCGTCGAGGCGTGCGCGGTCAAGCCCGCACCGGGCGACCTGTCCGCTATCTACCGGGGGCGACGGTACGACGCCGACGACATGCGCTTTCGGCCATCTGGAGTGACGCTGCGCCCGGCTCCCTTGCCGACGCACGTTCCAACACAATCCACCCTCGCGTGAGGTGATTTAATGACCAACGTCATCGTGCTAGACCACTACCGGGGTTCGGCGCCCGCGCTCCCCCATGTGGACATTGGGGATTTCGTGTGGGTGCCAAACCAGTCCCGTCTCGGGGTCGGGCGGGTCACCTACGTGTCAGACGTCCACGGGGTGATGGTGCTGGAGATGGCGTTCCCCAACGGGATCGTCCGCAAGCTGCCGGCCCGCGAGGTTGAACTGTACGACCCGCACGGTGCCGCATGATTGCGTTCCTGCGCCGCCTGTTTGGCCGCCGGCCCGATCCCCGCCCGCGTCTCAACCTTGCCCTGCTGGCCGTCCACATGGACGCCGCATCCCCACGGAGGACGCTGCGATGACCGTGCATAGCGTGGTCTACGACTTCACCGGCCCGCCGACCAAGTCGCCTCAAACAGACCGCGACGTCGAAATGGTGCGCCGTGGGATAGAGGCCGCTGCCGCCATCGTCGCGTATCGATGGGTGCGTGAGGAGATCCGCGCGCTAGACCCCGCTGCCATCGCACGGGGCGATCAATGACCGCCGCTCACACCCTGCACCGTGCCGTCGCCGGGCATCGCGCCCTTGCCGACGCACTCCGTCGCCAGTTCCCGGACGTGGACGATCAGGCCCTTGCCGACACGCTGGAGGGCGAAACCACGTTCGACGGAGCCGTGGGTCGCGTTCTCCGTCACATGGCCGAGGACGAGGCGCTGGTCGCTGGATTGGGTGTTATCATGGGGGAGTTCGCGGCCCGCAAGAAGCGGCTGGAGGCGCGCATCGAACGGACACGGGAAGCCATCGCGGACGCTATGAGCGAGGTCGGCATGGCGAAGGTGGTCACGCCCCTCGCTACCGTCACGGTGCGGGCCGGGAAGCCCGAGGTGATCGTGACGGACGAGGCGGCGCTGCCCACGCACCTCACGAAGACGACCGTATCCCCTGACAAGCGCGCCATTCGAGAAGCGATTGAGCGCGGCGAAACCATCGACGGCGTGACGCTCGGAAACGGCACCTCCGTCCTGACCATTAGGAGGGCATGATGCCTTTCACCAACGAACAAGTCGCGGCCCTCAGTGCGAAGTTGAACGGCACGCACGTCAAGTCGCGGTCTCAGGCCGGTCGGCAACTCAGTTACATCGAAGGCTGGCACGCCATTGCCGAGGCGAACCGCATCTTCGGATTCCACGCTTGGGACCGCACCCTTTCCGCTCTCAAGGAACTTGGGGCGCCGCGCGAGGTGGATGGGAAGTGGCGCGTCGCTTGGATGGCTACCGTTCGGATCACTGTCGTGACCGACAACGGGATGCCGGTCGTGCGAGACGGGACTGGCTACGGGTCCGGGATCGACAAGGACCTAGGCCAAGCCCACGAAAGCGCGATCAAGGAAGCCGAGACGGACGCGATGAAGCGGGCGCTGATGACGTTCGGCAACCCCTTCGGCTTGGCCCTTTACGACAAGACCCAAGAGGACGTGGAACGGGAGCCGCCGAAGGCCGCGCCGAAGCCCACCCCCGCACCGCCGCCGCAGGCCAGCGCGCCGCCTGATTGGTGGGGCCGCGACAACCTCGAAATCCCGGTCGCACGCGGGGATTACGGCGCGTGGTCTGAGCGCATTAAGAAGGCGATCGACGCCGCTCCCGACCTCCCGAAGATCAACAAGCTGATGAGCGACAATGGCGCCCACCTTGTTGCTTTCGAGCGGGATGAGAAGGCCGGCGCTGCGTTCATTAAGGACCGTGCGGCGAAGCGGCGTGCCGTGTTCGCGCAGGGCGAAGTGAGGGATGCGTGATGACGAACCACACGCCTAGCCCTTGGCGCCTTGAGCCCGCAGAAGTCGGCGGCCGGGTGATGGGGCGACCATTGTGCATGTCCCTCCGGGCAATCCAATGAACCCGGAGGTCTACGCAGACGCTCGCCTGATATCGGCCGCACCGGACTTGCTGGAAGCGTGCCGCGCTTTTCTCGCTTACCACGATGCGGACGGCGAATCCGACGTTGAAATGATGCTCAACTATGCGGATGCCGTGGAAGCTGCCAAGGCCGCCATCCGCAAGGCCACCGGGGAGCCCTCCTGATGCGCCCCCGTCGCATAGATCGCGAGCCCCCATCCCGCACACCCAAGGTGCGGGATGGAGATAGCGCCGGGCATCTCCGCTTCGTCCGCACGTTGCCCTGCGTCGCGTCGGTCGCGTGCGGTGGGCAGTTGGGCGGGCCGGCGGGTGGAGAGGCGCACCACCTGCAGGGCCACGCCGTCGGGCATGGCATCGGCCGGCGGGCAGAGGACCGGTGGACGATCCCGGTATCCCGAGCGGTCCATGCGTGGCTACACGTCCCGACCCCGCACGTCCCGGACCACGGGCCCGCCAGCCCTCACGATCGTCTGCGGATGCTCGGGTTCGACCCGATCACGCTCGCCACCGAACTGTGGAAGCACACCGGGGACGAAGAGAAGGCGTTGCGGGCGCTGTACCGGGTGGCGTTCAACAGCGCGCCGGCCGAAACCCGGATGCTGCTTCGCCGGCTGGGGGTGGTGCCATGACGGCGTTCAAGGCCACGTATTCCGACTTCAAGGTCATCCGCGGCCGGAAGGTTGCGCAGATCATCTTGGAAGTCCCGCTGGAGCAAGCCGACGAAGCCCTCACGGTGCTTGGCGGGGTTCCCCGGCCGGATCAAGAGCGGTGGGTCGGCGTCGCCAGGATTGATCCCAACGCCGCGAAGGCCGCGCCGGAAGTCGCTGGCGAGCCAACGCCTCCGAAGGGCGGGAAGTATGCGAAGCGCGCCGGCATCGTGTGCAATGAGCCGGGCTTCTGGACGTTCATAACGGAAATCTTCCCACAGGCTCGCCACCACGGCAACGCGGCAGAGTTCGTTAGATCATACTGCGGCGTCAAATCGCGCTCAGACTTGGATCACAACGAAGAAGCCCAGCGGCGCTTTCGTGGATTGGTGGCTGATTACGAATTCTGGCGGCAGACATGACCTCCGAAGACATCGCGGCCTTAGTCGCCGCAGCCCTACGCCACGCGGACAACCCGCAACTGCCAGTCCACAAGATGAGGAGGCATGAGGAATGAGTGAGATCGACTGGAAGGCCCGCGCCGAATCAGCCGAGGCCCGCGAGGCCGTGCTGCTTGACCTTATCCGGCGGATGCCGCAGACCTTGGTGGCGCAACCCGGCAAGGTGTCTAGCGAAATGACGCTGACATTGGCCGATCTTGGTCTCGCCGCCGCTGCCCGTGACGCCCGTATCCGTGAAGAGGGACGGCGGGAGGGGATCGAGGAGGCGGCGGGGGTAGCGACATCCCCTAAGCACGTCGCGCCAGTTTGCCCCTACGCGAACGATCAGCCGGGCGACCCGACATGGACGCACACGGACAAGGACGTTTGCCCGGTGTGCAAGAAGACGGGGGAGAATAGCGCTGGGCACTGCACCGTATATGTTGGCGGGCGCATCTCCACCGCCATCCGCGCACTCCTCGACCCCGAAGCCGTGCTAAAGATGATGGAGGATGGGCGATGACGGTCTATCGCATCAGCCACGCTCCTCGGTTCGCGATCAGCACGAAATGGGACGGAGGCGAGGATGCCCCGCCGCACATCTCCCGCCGCACGAAGCGCGGATCGGTGTCGAGCGCGCCGCAGACTTTTTACGGCGACACCCTGCCGCTCGCTGAGGTCGTGCGCCTGATGGAGTGGGCATACGACGTTGGAGTGAGGGACGCCAAGGGCGCGGTGCGATCAGCGATCGGGCTTGGCGCGTTCGACGATGACGGGGAGGACGGGCGATGAACGATGATCCGAAGTGCCCGCCGGAAGGGCTGGACATTGTCAGGCGTCTCCGCAGCATCGCCCGAGCAATCACATACTCTTCGGATGCCGCTGAAAATAGGCATGAGTGGGAGGCCGCCGACGAGATCACCCGCCTCCGGAGCGAGGTGGCGCGGCTGACGGCCGAGCGGGACAAGGCGCTGACCGTGGCCGTGGTGTTGAACGAGACGGACACGCGGGCCGACCGCCACGCCCGCGACATCGCCGTGGTGGAGGCGGCGCTGGAGGCGGCGATGGATGCGGTGAGCGACAACGGTTGCGACAACGTGGGTGCCATCTACTACCTCGACCCCGAGGCTGTGCTCAAAGCGATGGAGGAGGGGCGATGATCGGATGCAAGTCCTGCGCGAACGACCCCGATCCGGTCAACGGCGTCACCTACCTCGTCTGCACGAAGGGCGACAGGTGCCGAGAGCGTCTCGCCATCACCCTCCTAGACCGCATCGGAGAGCATGCGGCAGACGCGCTGATCGCGGGGATGGCGTGCGTAGTGCCGGTTGAGCCTACGTGGGAGATGAACGAAGCGTGGCTTGACCCCCAGCCCGGCAACTGGCCCGCCATGATCGCCGCCGGTCGGCTCAAGGCGATGGAGGAAGGGCGATGACGGACGCCGATTTGGCGACAATGACGGTCGATGCGATCGTCCCCCGCTTGCTTGATGAGGTGGAGAGGTTGAGAAGCGAGAACGCCGCCCTGAAGGAACGCGTCAGGGTCGCCGAGGCGTTCATGGGCTGGGAAATGCGCGACATAGAAGACGCCGAATCCGTGCGCGAGGAGAGGCCCGGTGACTGACGACCCCAATCAATCGGCTTTCAACGGGCTACTAACCACCGCCGCCCTGTGCCTCGCGGTGGTGGTGTGGTCGCTATTCGGGGGCGACGTCGCGCTCAAGGTCTTCGTGCATATCGGGCTTGCGGCAATGCTGGCGTGGTGGCTGTACGTCGTTGTGACGATTGACAAGTGAGGCCACTTGACGCGCCAGCACGGCGCGCGCGCATAACGCTCTGACCACTGACCAAGAGAGAACACCTCATGCTGTTTCGTTTCCTGTCTCAGGCCGACCTGGCCGACCACCTGACAAACTTCTGCGTCACGCCCCGCGCGACCGATGCGAAGGACTTCACCCGCGGCTACCGCCAGGCGCTCAAGGACGCCGGTGCCCTGGTCCGCGTGGCCGACTTGCCCGAGCCGCAAACAAGCGAGCAGCAGTTCCTCGCCCTGGCGAACAAGTTCCAGGTCGCGAGCGTCAGCATCCAGCGCGACATGGCACGCACCCTGTACATCGTGATCCTGGCGAACGGGTGGACGTTCAACACCGGCCCGGCGAACGGTAAGAATTCGTTTACGTTCGCCAGTCCTGAGCACGCCATCGCGGACACCACGCGGCACACGCGGTGTGCCGAACCGGTTGACGCCCTCGTCGCCGCGCTCGAGGACGCCACGCGGTGTGCCGAACCGGTCGACGCCCGCGACGTGGCGATGGTCAAGGCGGGGATTGAGGCGGCTGCGAAACTCCACGACGACCACGCCGACAGGCTTGCCGAATCTGCCCGTCGATACCGGGCGAACACCGGCGAGCCCGACGGGCCGCGCATCCATGCGGCCGAGGACCACCGCGAGAACGCGAAGGCTATCCGCGCGATCAACGCCGAGGCCGTGCTCAAGGCGATGGTCGATGACTGAACCTGATCTGAGCGAGTTCGGTTTCGGGCGTCTGAAGCCGAAACCGTCGAACCAGCGTGCCCTCGACATCGCCAACGCGGTGATCGAACTCGTCGAGGCACACCAAGAACTCAACAAGGCCCGAGACTCGGTGCCCGACTACACCGCTCAGTGGTCGAACGAAGACTACTACGGCTCCGAGCAAGAAGCCTTCTATCGCGCCGCCACCAAGCTGCAGGAGGTGATCGATGCAACGTAAGAACGTCGAAGCGGCGCTCGACGCGAAGAGCGGGCGATGACGCGGGCGTTGGTGGCGGATGACGGGGCGGGTGACGTGGACATCGTGGACATGCTGCGCCCAATGCCCCAGACGCCCGACCTGATTTCGTGCGGCGTGCAGGCGAAGTATCTGCGCCAAGCCGCAAACGAGATCGTGCGGGACCGAGCCGAGATCACCCGCCTCCGGGGCGATGTGGAGCGGCTGACGAAGGAGCGGGACGAGGCGCGGGACTTCGCCCTGCGAAAGTCTAAGGAGGCGTTTGAAGGCAATGCCGGTGCCGTGAATAAGCTGGGTCTGAACGCAATGGACGTTCATCCCATTCTCATGGCCGTCCAGACGTGGAACATTTCCACAGGCCGGGCGAGGGAGCTTATCCGCTGCTGGGTCCTGGGGACCTTTGCGGAAGACATGCTCCCGACCGGGGGTGAAGACCTGGGCATCGCGGAAGACGATGACCCGGCGGATGTGCTGCGATCAACCCGCGCCCGCGCCGACGCGGCCGAGGCCGACCGCCACGCCCGCGACCTCGCCGTCGTGAAGACTGCGCTGGAGGTGGCGGCGGGGGTGGCCGAGACCGACAAGCATCGGTTCGAGCAATACTACGGGCCGACGGCACAGGGGTCTTACATCGCAAAGACTGTCCGCGCCATCGACCCCGAAGCCGTGCTCAAGAGGATAGAGGAGTGACCCCATGAGCAAATTCACCATCGGCGCGATCGTCGCCGTGATGGAAGACCAGACCGTGGTCCGACAGGACGTCGTCACGAAGGTCTACAAGACGGGCAACTTCACGCTGCGCGACAGCGACGATCACCTGTCCTGGAACGATGGGTGGAACGCCGCGGCCGACGCCGCCGCGGAAGATGACGACGAAGGACGGGAGGGAGCGGATGAATAGGAGACCCCTCGTGGGTGGGCTCGGGATCGCGGTCGCCATGGCGCTCGCGGCGGTGGAGCGGAAGCGCGCGGCCCCGCCCGAAACTGGCGAAGGCAAGAGCGCCACGGAGCCTACCACCGCCCCGCCCGACGAGACGTGGAGCCGCCAGCGGCGCCGCGCCTGGGAGCGCAAGCACGGAAGGACCGCCCGATGAGTGGCAAGAGGATCATCGACGGGTTGAACGAGGCACTCGCCCATGCGTCGTCTCCCGTCGCCGACGTGTTCGCCCGCGTGCAGCGCGTCGCGGCCCCCGACCCGGAGCTCGATCAGGCGATCTTCGCGGCCGTCTACGGGTGGTCGTTCCCGCTCCATGGGGCGGCGGTGTCCGACTACATCTCCCGCGGGCGCCCCGCCTACACCGCAACCCTCGACGCCGCGCGGACGCTGATTCCACCCGAGCACTCGTTCGCCCTGTTCGACCACGACGCCAAGCTCGGCGGGAGTGCAGGAGCGAAGGTCGGCCACCGCACGGCCCGGGCCGAGGATGTGCCGTGGGTCTACCATCCCGACCCCGTGCTGGCGCTCTGTGCCGCCGCCCTCATGGCCCGGATGGCGATGGAGTGCGGACGATGAACGATGATCCGAAGTGCCCGGCGTGCGTGCAGATTGGCCTCAACCTGCCGATGCTTCCGCCGCCTCATACCTGCCGCCCCGGCTGCGTGCGGGCGGCGGGGACGGAGGGCGGTGCGCAGTCGCGTCACGTCCCGTATCGGCCGGTGTCGTTCGCCGAGCGGGCGCACGTCGTCGCGGAGTTCGCGGGGCGTGAACCCGAGCGGCACATGGCAAACTATATTGTCAGAGCCCGGTCCGAGATCGTCCGCCTGCGCGCCGAGAACGAGCGGATGGAGGATGCCGGACGCCACCATGCGTCGGAACTGCGACTGGCAGTGCTGGCAGAGCGCGCTCGCCATCACAGCGAGATCACCCACATCCGTGCCGAAGTGGAGCGGCTGACGAAGGAGCGGAACAAGGCGCTGGCCGTGGCCGTGGTGTTGAACGAGACGGACACGCTGGTCGACCGCCACGCCCGCGACATCGCCGTGGTGAAGGCGGCGCTGGAGGCGGCGGCAGGATCGGCGAAGACCATCATCCTGGCTCACCCCATCGGGGTCGGCCTGCGCGGCATGTCCGCTGTCGTGAGCGATCGGGACGGGGCGATCGCCGATAAGGTGGAAACCAGCATCCGCGACCTCGACCCCGAGGCCGTGCTCAAGGGGATGGAGGATGGGCGATGACGCGGGATGAACTGGAGCGCAAGATCGGCCACCACGTCGCGTTCGCGATGACGGGCAACCGGATGCCGGACATGAGCGGCGACGCCCGCAACCGGCTGAGCCCGATGCAACGTCGGAACTGCGATCACGCGGTTGAGGCCATCATTGACCACCCCCGCATCGCCCGCGCCCTCGCCGTCATCGACCGGATCGGCGACGAGGCGGCCGAGGCGATCCGCGAGGGGCGGGCAGCGGTGGTGCCGGTGGAGGCGACGGATGCGATGTACGGCGCAGGTGGCCCAGAAATGGGGGACTACGGTCACATGGACCCAGACGACGACGTGTACGGTGACCAAGCGAAAGTGTGGTCCGCCATGCTCGCCGCCGGCCGTCTCGACCGGGGAGGAGCGTGATGGTATCTGAGCGTCAGCGGGCGGCGGCCGAGCGGGCGGCTCGCGTCAAGGCGCTGTTTGAGAAGGGCCTCGACGACGATCAGATCGCAGCGGCGATGGGGTCCACGCGAGACGCGGTGCGGACGGTGAGGTTCCGCAACGGCCTAGCGATGGACCCAGCGGCGAAGCGGGCGAAGCTTGTGCAGGCGGCCAAGTCCAGCGTCCGCGGTCGGGCCTCCGCCGAGCGTGCGGCGCAGATTAAGGCCCTGTTCGATCAGGGGCTAGATGACGCCGAGATCGCGGCCGAAATCGGCACGAACAAGGACACCGTGAGAGCGACGCGCAGCCGCCTAAAGCTCGCGCTACCGGCCGATGAGGTGTTGCGCCGTCGCCAGCTGGCCGCACGATCCGCCGGGGAGACGCTACGCTCCGGGGCGTTCCCGAGTGACCGCGTTCGCCCCGCACCCGACGTCAGCCACCTCTATCGCGGGCGGCGGTACGACCGGGTGGGTGCGTGATGAGGTGGGGAGGCTAAGGAGGAGGGTGGCTGAGTTGGAAAACGATATCTCAAACGCGATCTAATCGCCGCCAGCCACATCCGCCCCGCACGCCGCATAGCCCGCCCTCGCCGCCACCTGATGCAGAGAAAGCGCGTGCCCTGTCAGTTGGTGCGCGAGGTCCAGTGCCTTGGTGACGGTGATGGGGATCAGGACAGGCTCAGACCCGTCGTTCCGAAACACCATCACTTCGATCTGGTCGCCATTCAGTCTCGGCGCGATAAACCACGTCACCACTGGGTCACCGCTTCAGCGTCGCGTTGATGGCGTCGGCCGACCGGCGGGCACCGTTCGACGTCCCGAAGTAAAAACCCACCACGGCGGTCCAGGCGGTCGCCAGCGAGCCGATGAGGACCAGCAGGGGTTCGCGCCCCACCTCGGGCAGCCCGAACGCCATGGCGAAGCCAAGCGCCGCGAAAAAACCCAGGGTGATGAAGAACGCCAGCGCCGGGGTCGCCCAGTCCCGCATCAGCGCGTGCCGGGCGCGGGCGTCGGCACGGTCGGCGGCGTCGGCGCGGATCACGTCCAACTCAATTTCCGCTAACCGGGTGCGGAGTTGGGCAGCAAGCGCCGGATCGCCCGCAAGCGCCTGCGCGACCGCATCGGGCTCAGTCTGTCCGGTGACCGCCTGCGCGACTTCGACCACCTTGCGCGCGATGTCTCCGGCCGGCTCTCCTGCGATGCGTTCCGCGACGGCGGGGACGATGTAGGGCAACACGGCCCCCAGAAGGGGGAGCAACGGGAGGGGCATGGATCACTCCTTCACGAATAGAGCGCGCTCGGCGGCGCGGCGGCGCACAAGTCCCGGAAGTTCGACGCCCTTGGCCTTCGTCCACCGGCCGAACTGATCAGCCGCACCCGCGTAGTCCCCAGCATTGAGCATCTTGGCGAGGGTGGACGCACCAAAGGCCCCGGCCCCGATGTTGTAGGCGAGGCTCGCGCAAGCGCCGTGCTGGTTAGCAGTCAAGGGGACCGTGACGGCCCGGCGAACCGCGATGGCGAACTGCCGGGCGTCAACCGCAAGGCGCACATCGGCTTGTTGCTGCGTCCACGTCAGTCCACCCACGATGCCGTCCCCGGTCGCGCCCCAGCCGATCGTCCACACGCCCGCTGGACAGCGGTAGGCCGTCAGCTTGCACCCCTCGAATTCCTTGATGACGGGAAGGGCCGCATTGACCGCGAGGGTGATCGGATCGACCGGGATGGGTGGAGAAGTGGCGGGCGCACGCACGCGCGCGAAACGCTCGGCAAGGCGGGACCAGAGAGACATGACGCCTCCATCAATTCGGCTTTGGCGACCAGTCGGTTTCGATGACGAATTCAAGGGCATCCGCGCCCTCGTCATCGGGGGCGAACTCGACCTTGGGGTGCTTGCGGGGTTCGCGGATCGGCGGCGGCTTCTTGGGTCGCTTCTTGATCCTAGGCGGCACGGGGCTCGCCATAGAGCCGGGACAGTTCACGGAACGTGCGGAGAGGTGCGGACAGGATTTCCCCGCCCTCGATCATCATGTCCACGATGCCGTAGGTAAAACCCGTGGGGAGAGAGCTGGCATAGGATGGAACGTAATTGTGGGGCATGGCGCACCCGACATTTACGACCGTCACGCTGTTCGCGTAACCCTGCTTCGGCCGGCGCACGTAGTTATAGCGGTGGGTGTGCCCGAACACGACGCTAAACGTCGCCTCGTTCGCAATGGTGTTCTCGACGTTCTTCCCGCCAAGCGGGCGGCCCATGATGGACTGCGGCGCGTGGGTGAACCCCACTCCGCCGATCACCGTCCAATGCCGATAGCCTTGGTGGGTCCAGCCGAAGGATTCAAAGAGCGTGTCCCGCTGGCCGGCGTACATGCCCCGCGCTTTGGGGTCGATGTCCTCGGCGCGCTCGGCTCTCTCTTCGTGGTTCCCGTATGTGATGTGCTTGCGGGGGTGGAAATCGGGCGACAACTGAGCGTCGAAGACCTGCAACGCATCCAGACCCGACGCCATGTCTTCCATGAAGGACGGCTTCCCGCGCGCTTTGTATGTGTCTTCCCGTTCGTGGGTGGACAAGCTCGCGAAGTCGAGGAAGTCCCCGATACTGAGGATCACGTCCGGCCGTGTCGCTTCGGCGTGGGCGCCCATCAACGCGAAGCGGGACTTGTCGGGGACGCGGGGGTCGTCGTGGGCGTCCCCGATCACCATCACCCGGACAAGCCCCTCCGGCGGGCCGATCTTCCGGTACTTCGGCGCCTCCCTCGGGGACAGGTCGGGAACCGGCGAGCCATAGTCCTGCGTCAGTTCCGCCACCATCCTTCGGCCTTCGGACGAGTAGATGGTTGACCCCAACGTTTTGGTGTTGATGCCCAACTCGCTTGCGGCGCGAACGACGGACTTATCATTGCGAAGCCACGCCTCGATCCGGGTTCGGATCGCATCTTCCGCAAGGGATCGCCCGGTCATCGGTCAGGCCCGAACCTGTCCAGACGATGTTCGATCCGTTGCAGGCTCTCCCCGGCGGACCGAAGCTGCGCTTCCAATTCAGTCAGGCGGGTGGACGTCTGTTCGTTCTGGCTGATCCACCGCTCTATGTGATCCACCCGTGTCGTGAGCCGCGAGGCCCACCACACGAAGCCGATAAGGTGGGCGAGGGTCACGACCGCCAGCCCCAGGATCGGCGCCACGTCCCCGGCGCTCACGACGGATCACCATCAAGATGGACCTTCAGCCCGTTGCCCTCGACCCCGCAGGCCATGCCCCGCATGGGCGAAAGCAGCATGATCGCCCCCTTGCCATCGGGGAGCCTAACCATGGCCCACACGTCCCCGTCGCCGTCGGTGAACTCGGCCACCGGAGCCGCCTTGAGCGACTTCAGGATGTCCATCGCCGCCTGCAAAGGCATACAGGGGAGACGCACTTGCGCCGCGGCCGAACTCGAAACGAGCGCGACCGCAGCGGCTATGACCGCTGTCCTCATGGGGGCTCCTGTATGTCCGTATTGTTGGCCGGCACGCGGCCCGGTAGAGTGGGCGGATGATCTTGAAATTCGCGCAGTTCGTCGTGGTCTGTTACGTGACGTGGTTCCTGCTGTATGGCGGGGCTCAGGTCTCAACCACGAATCCGCTCGCTGCCGGCCTTGCCGGCTGGTTCTGCGCCTTCCTCTTCACCTTGGCGTGGATGTGGGTGAAGGGTCTATTCGCCGGTCTGGCCGGGCTTCGGAAGAGCTATCATTGACGCCACCACTGAGATGGCCGGGTCGCTGTTCGGAGCCAGAACGGACAACCGTTTGAGGCGGTCGATGGCGTCCGGGGCCGTCAGGATGTCGGCCAGTTCTTCGGCGTTCTTCCGGTAGCGGGCGCGCTGGACCCATTCCGTGATTGTCTTCTTGGGCGTCAACGCTTGCTGCACCCCGCCTTGTTCCATCTCGCGCGTGAGGAGCCGGTTGAACTCCGTCTGAGACCCGGGGGCAAGGCGTCGGCCCGTGGCTTCCAGCACTTGCAACAGGTTCTCAAAACCCTGCCGGATGGACGTGCCGTTCTTCGGGTCCAACGCCTCCAGCGCCGCAGACAGATTGCGATCCTGTTGCGGGTTGCCGGCGACGAGAATGCGGAACCGGGCACCTGCGTTCTCGGCGTTAGTCAGTTGCTTCTTCGACGCCTCATTAAAGGCGTTCTGAAGGAACTGGCGGGTCAGGTCGCGGGCCGCAGTCGGGTCTTTCTCATTCACTTCAAGGATCGCCCGACGGACGGCATTCGGGTTCAACGTCTCAGGCTTCGCGGGGAAGAGGATCTGGCGCTGCTTGGCAAAGGCGCCCGCATCCAACGGGTCCGTCGCGGCAAGCTGCCCGACCGGGGATCGGATGGCGGGGTTCACGATTTCGTTGGTGATCCGCTCGTACTCGGCAAGGCCCTGACGGTAGTCGTCGCTGCTTCGCGCCATCAGGTCACGCAGTTCGCCCAGAAGCGGGCCGATCTTCGCCGCCGTCTCCTTATCGATGGCGTCTGCCGCGATGTCGGGCTTGTCCATACGGTCGCGGAAGAACTTACGCGCGCGGTCAAGATTCTCAATGTCCGTCACCGGGACGCGGGCCTGAGCGGGCGTACCGGGCGTGGATGGAACGAACTTTCCATCGACGTACTGAGCGCGGGTTCCCGGCACGGCGTCTTTGGCCGGCGCTTCAATCAGTCGGCGGCGCAACTCGGCCAGCGGGCCACCAGACAGGATGCCCGTCTTGTCGGCCGCAATCATGTCATCGATCTTGGCAATGATACCCTCGACGTCCTGTGCCGGGACGCGAACGGGGTCTGCGGCCTTGTAAAGCGGCCTTACCGCCTGAGTACGCGCCTCTCCCACGTCCTTAATCACGTCCTGTGCTGCGGCTTGGACGCGGGGCGGGATTTCGGCCGGGATGGGCGATGCCGGGCCAATGGCGTCCAGTTCGCGCGTCACCGCGCCTTCAACCTGACCGGGGCGGCGGTTCATAAAATCCTGCATCCGCACGCCACCGCCGCGCGACTGCTCAACGACCCGTTGGACGTCCTGCAACGGGGTGCGGCCGGTCACCTGTGCGATGGCCTCAGCCACCGTCAGATCAACGCCCCTCGACCGTGCGGCATCCATCAACCGCTGCGTCATCTCGACCTGAGATGGATCAAGCCCCTCCAGCGCATCGCGGGCGATGGACGACGACGTGGCGGGAAACGCGCGAACCTGCCCAGCGAGCAACGGAAGACCGACGCCAGCGACGACGCGCCCAGCCTGTTCGTAGGGCGTGCCCTCAAGCGCCTGCCCGGCGGCCTCGGCACCACCGCCACCAAGCGCGCCCATGATCACACCACCAGCGCCGAAGGGCGAACTCGCCATCCCCTCAACCGCCCCGGCTGCGATCTTCCCCGGTGCGCTTTCCGGGCGACGGTTCATCTGGAACCCCAACTTCCCCATGAACCCGGCGACGTCTTCCGGGGTGGGGAGAAGGTTCTTCACCTCGTAGGCGGGAGGGAGGCCCGTGGCGGCTTCCATGCCAGCATTCGCCCCGGAGCGGACGAGCGACTCAACTGACCCAGGAAGGCCGATCAAGTTGGCGATGCCCCGCAGGGCCGCCTGAGACGCCAAGTCCTGTGCGTTTACCGCCGTTTCGGCACCGGAGACGATGGCGGCCTTCGCCCTGTCACCGCGCGACGGGATAAGATCCGCGAAGTCGTCGCCGGGGATCAGGTCATCGAACTCGCCAGCCATCACAGGTCTCCCGGAGGCTCAATGCCCATATCCCGCAGGCGCTTGGCGATAGCGTCCCTTTGAGCCCCGCGAGCAATAGCGGCACGAGCGCGCTTGATGACGTCTTCTTGCTCGGGCGTGTAGGACGTGGCTGCTGGGCGCGGCTGCTGCGCGGCCAGGGCATCGGCTGCCGGGCGCTGCGTCGTCAGAAGGTTGCGCTGGCGCGTCGTGAGCGGGTCGCCCAGCTTGGACAATTCCTCAGACACAGACACCGGGTCGGGCACGTTCCCGTTCTTCCGCGCGTTGTCGCGGAACACCTGCGCCACCTTGCGGTCGTACTCGTCCAACTGCCGCATCATGCCGAGGATTGCCCGGACGCCATCCGGGGTGTTGGCGAGGGTCGGGATCTGGTTGCGGATGATGGACCGCTCGTTCTCCGTGATCTGGCCTTGCCCCTTCGGCGCCACCTCAAGTTCAAGGCGGGCTTGGAGGGACTTGAAGACCTCGGCGTCGGACAGATTGCCGCCCACCTTGATACCGAACACGTCGTCCAGCAACTTGGACGCATTCAAGCGCAGCTCCGCCGTCGCGCCGGGCTTGAAGCCGTCGATGGCCTGTTCCATGCGATCGTAGAACTGAGCGCGGCGATCGGCAGAACGCGCGGCCTCCTGCGCGACGCCGAACTGAGTGGCGGCGTCGGTGTATAGCTTCTCTGTCCCCTTGCGCTCGCCGGTCACGGTCACGTTGGTCGAGGCGGGGGCGGGCCGATCCCCGAGACGGCGCCCGAGGCCCGTGGGGCTGTTCGGGTCGCGCTCAAACACGCCTTGTTCCGTCGTGACGGTGGTGGGCGCCCTCGGCGTCTGCAACGATGCTGCTAGGTACGTGCGCCCCGCGCCATCGGGGTCTGCCAAGATGATCTGCTTCTGTGCGGGCGTCAGTTTGGTGTCGGATTCCAGCGCCGTGCGGAGCGATTGCCGCGTGGCCCGCTGTTGTTCCCCCGCCGCAATCTGCCCGCCGATCTGAGCCTTCTGGACCAGTTCGCGGACGTTCTGGTTTCCCGTCTTTTCGACGTTGGCAAGGGCGGCCTGCCCGGCTTCTCCCACCGCTCCGAAGAGGGAGGGGGACCGGGATGCCAGCATTCCCAGACCAAGCTGAAGCAACAGGTCGTAGGGACGTGCCGCGCGGTCGCTCTCGACGGCTTCCTGATAGGCTTCCGTCGTGAGCTCTGGGAAGACGGCGGGGGCCTTCCGGCTCCCGCCCCCGCCCTTCAGTGCGGCGAGGAACCTTTCCATGCGATCTTCGGGCGTATCGCCAAAGTCAGAGATTTCGGCGTCATCAACCCCAAGAATCATGCCGGTCATGTCTCACCTCAATCGCGAAAGCCGGGAATGCCGATGCCGTCCTTGCCGAGCCACCCGAGCCCTCGCGGCCCGGCGATGCCGACGCCGGTTGCCGCTCCGCCGATCAACTGAGACAGAAGCGAGGCCCCCGGCTGGTTCGTCGTCGTGCTGCGCTCGTAGGGCGTGCCCTGCAAGGCCGACTGAAGGATCTGGAGATTGCGGATCGGCCAGTCCCGAGCCTCGCGGAAATCTCCATATTGCGTGTCAAAGATCCCCTGCGCGATGCCACGCTCCTGCCCGCCGAGCGAGTTGAGGAGTTGGATGATCGACGCGTCGTTCCCGAAGCCCGTTTGCCCGAGGTTCGCGAGCGTCGTGGCCCCGGCAATGTCCCGGCTCGCCCCGGCGTTGTTGATCTGTTCGAGGAGCTGGCTAATCTGCAATCCTCGGTTCTGTTCCTGATTGAACTGCTGCTGACCGCTCTCGAAAGCCTGAGAGGCGACCTGTCCGACCTGTCGCTGCGTCTGGTCGCGCTGTAGCCCTTCCGCCACCGCCTGACGGGACCCGCCGAACGCCCCGGCCTTGGCCGCACGCGCGCGGATGTCGTTAAGGCTCCGGTCCCCCGTGCGCTCGATTTCCCCGAACACCGCGTCCATGTACGGGTTCATAAAGGCGGTCGTGTCGCTGTCCTTGAACCGCTGGCCGGAGGCGAGCGCGACCGGCATGGCCCCGCTCTCTCGGCCCGTGGCCCCGCGCACCATCCCCGCCGCTTCGGTGAGGAACGGATTGCCCGACATGCCACCAGCCTTGGTGCGGGCGTCCATCTCCATCGGCGTGAACCCCGCAACGCGAGGCCCGGTGTACTGAGGTGGCGTGCCGAGGTTCGACGGCCAGTTTCCCGCCGCGACCTGTTCCGCCGTCTGGAAATTACGGCGGCCGGCGTCGGTGACCCAATCGGGGATGCTCTGCGTCTGCGTGGCGGTCTGGCGGCCGGTGCCGAACAAGTTGTCGAAGATGCTCATGTTCACCCCCAGAACCCAGGATCGCCGCCCATGCCCGTCGAATCGCGGGACACGGCGTCGATCGAATTGCCGACAGCATCGGTCGTGCGGTCGCCCGCATCGGGCACGCCGCCTTCACCCATCTGGTTTTCGTTGACGCCCCACTGATTGCCCTGCGCCTGTAGGGCCGCTTCAAGCATCTGCTGGTCAATGGACGTGCCGAACATCCCGAAGGGGCTGGCCGCGTTGGCGAACGCCGATCCTGACGACAAGGCGTTGGGGATGCCGAGCGACGCGAGGTCCGACCCCGCGAGGTTCATCCCGCGCGTCGTGTCCACCCCGGCGCCCATGAGGGAGCCGATCAGGCCGCCCATCATTCCGCCGGCCATCTTGCCCGAGGAATAGTCGTAGATCGGCCCCTGACTGACCGCGAGGGGATCGCGGCTGTACGAGGGTCCACCCATGCCCATGTCTTCCGCGCCCCGCGTTTCGGGGATCGGCATCTCTACCTTGGGGAGCGCGGCGGCGACTTCGGGCTTCGGCTCCTCGCGCGCGGGCATCGCGGGCGCATAGCCTCTCACCCGGTCAGCCCCGAACAAGCCGACCAGCGTATCAAGCAGGGTTGCCATGGATTACCTCCGTCCGCCGGCCGGCTGGACTTCAAGCTGCACCGCGCCGAGCCGCCAAGTGGTCGAGGCGTCGGGCAGGCTTTCGATGCGGATGCGGACTTGTCGGGCTGGGACGCGCATCGTCACGTCCTCCGTCGAAGGGCCGGCTTGGAACGGGCCTTCCGTCGTCTCGCTGCCCTGCGGCTTGTCGCGGGTGAGCAAGTAGAGGTTCACCCCGACCGCCATGCCCTTAAAATCCGGCACCCACCGGAAGACGTCCATCAGGGGCTCGCCCTCGCCCAACTCGACGGGGCTGCTTTCGATGAAGACTTCCGAGTATGGCGCGCCGTTGTCGCCGGTCCCGCTCTCCATGAAAAACAGGTTCCCGTCGTCGGTTGCAGCGATGGGGTTCCCGACCCCGCTACGATCCGCCCATGCGGTGAGATCAAACGACCCGATGGACCATTCGCCGCTGACATAGTTCCACGTCACATAGCGGGAGCATTCAAGGTTCGCGGTCCCCGTGGGGTACAGCGTCCAGAGTTCCGCGAACTGGCTATTCGACCCCGTGTAGATTTTCGCCTCTTGGACGGGGGAGAGCGTGTCGAACACGAAGTCCCGCACCGGGCAGTCGATCGCCCTCGGAGCCGACCCGTCGTATAGGAAGAACTGCCGGCTAGTCCCGACCCAGAACGATCGCCCATCCTGTTCCGAAAACGCACGGGGGCCGATGATCCCGCATTCCGTCCCGAGGGGGACGAAGGAGAACACGAACGTCCCCTCACCCGTGTAGCGCATGGCGTAGAGCGCCCGGTCGGTCCAGATCAAGTTCTGACCCACCGATGCCTTCCCGCAAATTCCCTCCGACCCGATGGCGAGCGTGAAGTCACCGGCCTGATTGGTGTCGCTGGCCGTCCACGTCGTGTTGTCTTCCTGGTCCGACCACCGGACGAGGCGGGGGTCGTAGACCGAGGACAGGTTCGTGGACCCTACACACACCACATGCCGTTCCGGGGTGACGAACATATAGCCGATCTGAGCCGGGGCGTTGCTTACCACCGCCGCCCGCTGGGACGGGTTCAACTGCCATTCGAAAAGTCCGTCGTATCGGGGATTGGCGAGGAGGTATTCGCCCCACGCCGCGAGGCTCCATGTGCGGGCCTGGTTTTCCTGCGCCGAACCACCAAGGCCGAAGCCGCCAGAACCAAACCCACCCACACCGAACCCGCCACCACCAAGGCTGTCGTCGTTCCCGACGCCGATTTCCGCCTTGATCTGGACCGTCGTGGACCCGCCCGAGGACGAGGCGTTCGCCGTGCCCGCCCCGGTGAGCGTGAAGGTGTTGGCGGTCGGGACCGTGCCCACGGTGTAGCTTTTGAAGTGCCGCGCCACCACCGATGCGCCCCCGCCCGTGGCCGAGGACGTCGCGACCGACGAATGATAGATCAGGTACACGTCCGTCGTCAGGACCGTGATGGTGTAATCGCCCGAGATGGTGATCCCGCCGACCGCACTGGCACCGGAGAAGTTGACAATCTCCCCCGTGGCGAAACCATGCGAGGTCTGCGTCACCTCCACCGCCGCCGAGTTCGCGAGCGTCGTGAACGGGGAGGAAAGCGTGGCGTCGTCGCCGCCGATGGTGACGTTGTTAATGGCCCCGACGGGGGTGTGGAGATAGACGTAATCCCCCACCGCTAGGCCGTGCGAGGTCCAGGTGATCGTGACCGTGGACGAGCCGTTCGTCGTGGCGATGGGGTTCGTGCCGAGGGTGGCAGACGACCGGATGGGGGTGATATCGTAGAGCCGCCCGCCGTAGTAGGCGTAGAGCTTCTTCGACGTCCCCACCGCGCAATACGAGTTCCCGGCGTTGTCCGACCACGGGAACAAGGCACGGCACCGTCCGGTGAAAGTGCTGATGGCCGCCAACTCCCGCCCGCCGATAGGCTGGGGGAGGCCCCGGTAGAAGCGTACCTTGTCGCCGTCCGTCCACCGGGGACGTGAGGCGAGTTCCGTCTCGTCCTTCACGATCCCCGGCTGGAATTGGAGGCGAGCGTAGGGCATTAGACAAGGCCCCGCGTCGGGATGCCCATCTGCGGCATGGACCGGCGGGTGGAATAGTTCCGGCCGAAGGGGGATGCACTGATCGGGTTGCTCATGGCCGAAGTCTGTTGGCCCGTGACGGCACCGGACCCGAACTGACCGGGGGATGCGCCGAAGAGGTCGGTGAACTGGTTATTGCGCGGCATGGCGCCGAAGCCGGGACCACCGCCGCCACCGCCCATCAACTGCCCGAGGATGCCGCCGAGCCAATCAGGCGGGCCGCCACCCATGCCCCCGGTGTTGCGCGGGGTCCAGTCAGGCGGCCCCCATACCGCTGACTGGAACGGATTGACATTGGGGTCCTGATACCCACGACCCGTCATGCCGCCGGGCTGCGCCATCGGGGGCTGCATCTGTCCCGGCGCAATCGGCTGCCCGCCGACCGTCTGTGTGAACGCCGGGCCCTGACGCGCCGCCGCCGCGTTAAACCCTGCGGGATTAAGCCGGGGGTCATCAGGCGACAGAGACCGCCGCATATCGCCGTGCCTGTCCGAAAACTCGGGCGTGGCGAGAAGCGCGTTCCGGTAGTCGTTGATGCTCCCGCCGACGTTGTTCCATGCCGCCAGATCGGAGGCTGGCGCGTCGCGGCCCAAAATCTCGCGATACTGCGCATTCAGTTGGTCCTGCGTCAGCATGTCAGCCTCCGTTCACGATTGCGCGCAGGGTCGCGCGGCGTTGGACCCATGCGGTGTAGCGGGCGGGCATTTCAGCCCCGGCGGCGAGGTCCTCGATCCACCGGGGCTCGAATTGGCCGTCCGTGATGGCGAGCGCGGCGCGGGCCTGATCGGCCGTCATGGGCGGGGGATCGCCGCAGGTGTAGGTGGCCGTGGCGCTGTCCTTCCCGACGGTCCACGACCGGGTGAGCGTCACCTTGCCGTCGGGGGGCAAGACGCCGGCATCCGTCGCGGGGAGCGCCGTCAGCGACCCTAGGACGAGGCGGCCGGTCGGCGCCACGCTCGGCGGGCTGATGTTGTGGCCCCGCGCGTAGAGCATCGCCGCGACCGCCGCGGGGTTCCAGCCGGACAGTTCGGCGACGACCGCGCCGTCCTCGATGATGACGTGCATGGTCATGTGGCAATCCCCCCGACGTCTTCTGCCCAGATACGGTGATGGACGATCTGGCACACGTAGGCCGGGATCAGCCCGTAATGCGCCGCGATGTCCTTCTGCATTTCCCCGGCAGCCCA